CCCAATATGGCAGCACCCGTCCAGCTCACGACCCCACCCGACGTGTAGGCGTTTGGAACATACTGAAGCAGAAGGTTGCGTGGCGTTGACATCGCGACGATTGCTCCCGCGAGGAAGATGGCGATATAGAGGGTCGTATTCGACAGCATGAAGCGTACAGCGGGGAGGCTCGGCTTGAACGACGGTGCCATGGCTGAATGACCGGGGGACATCACACCGGGGACTCCCATCATGGGAGGCTGGGACTGAGGACCCTGAGGGGAGGGGAGGAGCGCGTCGAGCGAGGTTGCGTCTTCCATTTGTTTATGAAGGAGAGGAGCTTTCGCAGGATGCATCTTCGACGCGGTATTTGTAGCACTTCCCATCTGTCCGAATCACTTTGTCCACCATCTCTTTGAGGGGGAGGGCGGGCGTCTTTTCAGCTGTATACGTGCGGTGAAAGAGCAGGACGAAGACCCCGAGTCCAATCAGGAAGGAGAAGAACGGTCCTGCGCGTTTGATAGCTCCGGAGACACGTTCGCCAGTGACGAGCGCGACCATTACTTACTCGCAAGCAAATTCAGTGAGTCCGGATCAGACGTGCACGGAACTTCCTCCGCTACAAATCGAACACAACCCGTATCGACGTGGAAGGGGGTTGTATCTGCGGGAGACGGGAGGACTTTGACTCTCCGGTTGGGAGGAACGAGGACGGTTGAAATGAGCATTCCGACGATGGCGCCAGCAACAATCCAGCGTGCGTCGAGCATTGTTTTACCCCAAGAGGATTCTACTTCGCGACTTCTTCGGGAACCACCGCCTTCAGACGCTGAAGCTTGTCTACGCGGAAGTACTCTGCGATGAAGGACGAGAAGAAGGAGAGTCCGAACCCAGACATTGGGAAGACCGCAGAGACGATCGTGAGTCCGGCTGCAACCATCTTGTTTCCGTATTTGACGAAGGTCATCCACGTGATGATAATGCTCGACGCGTAGAGGAAGGTGAAAATACTCGTCCCGAAGATTCCCAAGAACGAAGACACGAGCGGTGCCCAGGGATCCGTGATGTCTGAAGGCTTGAAGCTACGCTTTGGTGCCTCGGGATTCGCAAGTGATCCGAGTTCAAACTTTTGACCCTCGGGGATGACCGCAGTCATCGGCTGTCCATTGACGGTGTACTCGGCTGTCAGTCTGCGACCCTTGACGATGTTTGCGGCGTTGACGCCGGATGCCTCCTTCTCCTTGAGTTTCGCCTGAGCGAGCTCTTGCGTCTTAATTTCGATACAGGTCTGGTCTGAAGCCCCGCACATGTCGGCTGCAGTCTGTTTAATCTCCTCCTGTTCTTCGGTCTTCAGGATGATGGCGCCGCGTCCCGTGGCTCGTGCAGCCAGCGGGATGAGAGAGGAATCGACATCGACTGCCACACTCCCGCTGGTCTTCAGTGCGTCTTGGAGAGACTGGCTCACGTCGGTAAAGGAGAACTCGTCTCCGAATTTTGCAGACTTGATGACAATCGACATAGTTATTAATTCGCAAACACAAGATTGCCAAGACCAGAGACGATGCGGAGGAAGTTCGTCGCTTCCACGTAGACTCCGACGGTATACGTGTACACAAAGATCACGTTGTCATTGCCCTGGACAACCGTGACGATATCGCTGGGGTTGTAGACCAGACTGCCATCGGGGTTCCGCAGGTTCACGTTGCCCGCTGGAATGATCGTCGGGTTCTGGCTGAACACAGTGGACTTCAGCACGCAGACGATGTTCGTCGTCGAGGCTCCCGTAGAGAGACTCGCCTGGGGAAGCGGCTGCTGCAGTGTCAGTCGGAGGATGACTTTGTTGAAGAGACTTCCGTTGATCGCCCCGCTCGGCTGATACTGATCATGGTCGAGTGCAAACGAATACATATACGTCCCCGCAAGCGCCGGTGCATTTCCAGTCGTGTGGCGATACATCTGAAGCTGGGAAAAATAGGGAAGCGGCTTGGTCTGAAAGCGCTCCTTTCCGTCGAGGAGAAGGACACCATCGATCATCGGGTCCCGCGGGAATGTCGAACTGGTCTGCTGCTGCCCTGACGAATACATCGCGGGAACCGCTGTGCTTGTCGGGGTCCAGGGAGCCCGCTTGGGATCGGTCCAGTTCGTGTAGTTGTCCCAGTCGTTGGCTTGGATGCGGTCCGACCGCTGGGCTGCGAACACGATACGCGTGACGAGATTGTAGAGCGGAATCTCGAGATCCGTGTTGCCTCCGAATTGACCTTCCTTCCCGACATAGCGTACTGTCTTGAGGAGCACGGTCGTATCGGCTTTTGCGATCTGATTCCACTCCGTCTCTGTGAGATAGATGAAGTTGCCCTCGAGATAGGGATCTGGAAAGAACGTCGTCAGCAGGGGATTGCTGGGAAGCCCCGCGGTCGTCGGAGGGCTGAGGAACAGCTGAAGCGGGTAGTTCTCAGGAGCCACGCGCTGACCGTAGGTCGTGCTCGCCGGATCCACATCGATGACGGTATAGAGATCCGTCACCTTCCGGAGCGTAACGTTGATATACACCTCTGAGTTCTGAAGCGCAGCCAGAGGGAGTGCAAGACCGGGATTCTCAGCGAACCAGAAGTGGAGCGGGATCACGAGCTGACGAGACCGGATGCTCGGCTCAGGAATCGTTGTCTTCGGGAGGAGAGCCGGCACAGCGAGCGGCGTGATCGCGTGGGGATACTGGTTCCGACGATCGTAGGCATTCGCAGGATCCGTCAGCTCGGGAACATTTCCAACCATCTGGTCCACAATCTGGCGCTTGTTCTGATCGTGGGTCAGATACGAATACAGCTTGAGCCACTCGCCGCGAAGGCTCTGGATGACCTGCCCGTTCATCGTCAGATCAACGCGATCAATCAAGTTGTAGCCGATATTGTCGATCCATTGGAACTCGTAGCCGATTGAATTCGGCGCTGTAGATGTGGTGTCTGACCCGTATCCCGGAGGAAGCGTAGGAGTCGAGGCTCCGAGATACTTCAGGGGAGACCAGATGTCTGGAAGCGTCAGCACGAGATAGGTATCGTGCAAGAGCTGGGCGTACCGATCGAGACGGCACGAGAGCGTTCGCGTTCCTGTCTGCGAAAACTCGAGATTAGACGCCGTGAAACTCATTCGAATGGACTCCATGGCAAAGTTGGTATGGCGACGGTAGACGGCTCGGAAATGCGTCATGGAGGGGCTTCCATTGACGAGTTCATTCTGAGCCCCGACGGCGACCAATTGGAGAAGTCCGCCCGGCATTTGTATCTACGCAGACGGAATCTTTAACTTTCTTCTTCGACGAGATAGATGAATCGTAAGAACAAGCATAAACTTGCAAGTTGGAACCCACTAATACATACCCAACGTGCGATGGAATCGTCCATGTTTACTGCTGAGAAATGGTTGAGCGGATACCAATGGGACGGAGCGCCTGGCGAGACATCACGTCCTTGATGTTCACGACCCGGAAGACACCGGGAGCACCTGCAGTCCCCGCAGCACCTGCTGACGTCTCACACAGTGAGCACCAGCTCACAAAGGAGGCTGTTCCCGGAACCCCGCCCCAGGCGGAGGTAGACGGGAGAATGAAGCGCTGCCGAGTCGTTGCAGTATTCGCAACCGTCGAGAGATAGACAGCGTTCGTCTTCCCCTTCTGCTCGGGAGGCGTAGAGTAGTACGTTGTCGAGATGAGCTGACGCTTCTTCATCGTCAGGTAATCTTGTGCGGAGTTGACCTGCATTGTATCATGGGAAGACATTTATACGCGTGGACCTGAGAGTATTCAATGCGTGTCGTTCTCATCAGCACTCATATTGATCAGACCACTGGGTACTCCAAGGTCGCCCATAACCTTCTCAAGCAGGCGTCGACTCTCGCGCCGCGTGTCAAGCTGTTCCATTATGGCTTCCAGCGTCACCCGAACGCGCCCAGCCATCGGAAGGCTCCAGCTGGCGTCAATGTCTACGATGCAGCCGCGAACGAGGATCCCAAGGAGGAAGGATTCGGGTTCAACAAGGTTCATGACTATCTTGAGATGGTCGGTCCCGACGTCGTGATGATCTACAATGACCCCCTCATCATCCACAAGTTCGTGGAGGCGATGAAGCACGATAAGAAGACGTCGACCTACAAGCTCTGGATTTATGTCGATCAGGTCTACGAGGGAATCGCAGCTCCTCTCATGCAGACCATCCGGGATCACGCCGATCGCGTCTACTGCTTCACCGAGATCTGGAAGCAGAAGTTCCTGTCCTATGGACCGATGTCGGATGTGCGGATTCTCGAGCATGCAGCCGATCCGACGACCTTCAGTGCGCTTCCCGACGATACGCGTGTCCTGTTCCGGAAGTCCCTCGGAATTCCCGCATCGGCTGTCGTGTTCCTCAATGCGAACCGGAACAGCCAGCGCAAGCGTCTGGATCTCACTCTCGCAGGATTTGCCCGGGTTCTCAAGACGCACCCGAATGCCTATCTCGTCATTGCGACCAACATCAATCCTCAAGCCGGAGCGTACTATGACATCCCGACGATCTTCCAGCGTGAGGCGTCGCGAGCGGGTCTGGATCAGTTGGCTCTGTCTCACCTGGTTCTCATCGATACGTCCCCTCCGAACGTCGTGGGTGACGAGGGCATCAACCAGCTCTACAATGCTGCGGACATCGGAATCAATACGTCGGATGGCGAGGGCTTCGGTCTCTGCCAGCTGGAGCACATGCTCACGGGTGCGCCCCAGGTCGTGACCGACATCGGCAGCTTCCGCACCTTCCTCGATGAGAATACCGCGGTCTTCATCCCTCCCGGAGATGACTCGTATTTCCCGGGCTCGATGCCTCTCGGAGGATGGGCGCCGACCTTCTCAGTCGATGCTGTGTCGACTGCGATGACGAAGGCAATCGAGACACTCCCCGCGCTTCGGGCGAAGGTCAAGACGTATCCCTTCAAGACGTGGACTCAGATCTGCGACGGATGGCTCGAGGATCTCCTGAATGCCTAGGGGAGCATCCATTCAATCGTCGTCGGAGTCGCGAGGATTCCGACACGAAGGAGGCGTTCCTGATCTTCGAACGCCGGACCATCATAGACCTCCTTCGTCTGGGGGTCAATCAAAAAGACCATTCCCTTGATCGCCACCTTCTGAAGCCTCCGTTTGCGCTTCGTCATGTTGCGCAGATACGTCAAGTCCGTGTCATCGGACTTCACGCTAGGCTTATACGCCAAATCCTCTCCCGTTGCCGTGCTATCGAACCGCATACAGGATACCACAGGAGTCTCTTTGCTATGGAGCTTCCTGTGGAGTTCGCAGTCGACCGCCGCAGATTTCAACAAGGAGGATAACCTCCGGGTCGTCACGTCCTTCTCATACGAAATTTCATAGAGATACTGATCGGTCGTCATAAAGACGTCTGACGGATCTCCCTCATACCGCTTAGTCGCCATGTCCGAGCGACGCACCAGCACCACGTTGTTCGAGCCTTCTGTCGACTTGGCTTGCTCCTCGGTGAACACCGACACATAGAAGCTGACCTTCACCGTGCGCTGATCCAGCGGAAGACTTGCGTGCGAGCAGATACGGACTGCGCGTCCAATGACCTGATCGTGACGAGCAGGATTCCAGTGGGGCTCCATGATGTGGACTCGACGCACGTTCAGGAGCGTAATGCCTTCTGCGCCGGCTGACGATGCCATGAAGAGGCAGAGGATCTTCTTCCCACGGGTCTCCACTGACGCCTTGAGACTGGGCGGGAAATCACGCGCATAGCTCCCGTTGAAGATCTGGCGGATCAACTCGCGCTTCTCGGCATCATCTCCAGCCTTCGCGCCAGTGAAGAAGGCATAGGCAGGCTTCTCCGAGGTCATGCTCGGATCCTCGACCCACTGATTGTTCTGCTTGACGATCTTGTACTCCTGCCAGCCGTTGGCATCAAGGATCGCACCAAAGACGCCCAGACCTTCGAGCTCGCGATACTGCGAATAGACGAACTGATTGGACCAGACCTCGCCGGACCCCATCGACGCCTTGACGTTTTTGAGCATCCGGAGCATCTTGGGACTGAAGGTCTCGAGAGCCTTCTCAGAGAGGAACCGCTTGGGATCCGCACGGAGCTTGTTCAGGATGACTTCCTTGTCAGGCACTGCATCCTCAGACGCCGCGTCCTCATTCAGCTGGCGCAGATCCGGAGGAATCGCGTAGTTGCACGCCAAGCGAGAGTTGACGCGGAAGGTCTTCATCTCCTTATCGTCGGTCCCCATTGTGGCGCGACGCTTGTTCTGCTGGATTTCCTTGAAGCGGACATCGAGGTAGTGGTTGAACTGCTCGGTCGACATAGGAACCTGCTCGAGCATCTTCTCGGGTTCAATCACCTTCGGGAGCATTCGATCATCGGCTCCCTTGAAATATGAGACGAGACCCTGAATGCGGCGCTGGAGAAGAAGGGCGTTCTTGATCTGGAGTCCATCGAGGAACAACGCGGCAAACTCATCGTAGTCCGTCGGCAGGCACTCGAGGCGTTCGACTGATACACGCTCAGCTGCGAGTTCTGCGCCTCCGATCTCGGTCTCGAACGTCGTCTTCCACGAGGACACCCAATCCTGGGGGCTGGTAATGTAGGTCATCTCCTGCTTGTACTGAACAGCCGTGCGATCTCCCTTCTCGTTGTAGACGCTGCGGAAGTTCGGGGGATTCCGCGTGACAAGCACATACTTCTTGAGGGTATTGTACTCGATGGTATCAACGTCGGGGACTCCGCGCAGAACACTCGTCATCTTCTCCTCATCCCACGTGGGAATGGACTTGATCGGAATGACGATCCGCTCAATCGGTCCGCGCAGGAGATTCATGAGGAAGGCAAGCTCGTTCGCACGGTTAATGACGGGTGTCCCGGAGAGGGCGACCACTTTGCAGTCAACTGCGTTGTAGATGCGTTCGTAGAGTTTGCCGCCGAGCTCCGATTCGTTGATGACTCGGGAGATGAAGTTATGGACCTCATCAATGATGACCACGCTACCCGAATACGGGTTAGAACCGTCCTCA